CTTAATATAACTTTTTATTAAGACATAACCCTGGAGAGTTTAAGCTCCAAAGTAGCTTAGAACTCCATTTGATATCTATCATGGATTAATATCAAAAAAGATCTTATTAGATCGACACAGGACAGGTGGGATAAATCCCAATGAAGTCTGTGTATAATAAAATAAGAAGAAGCTCAGGCACAGAGTAGAAAAAGACCACTTAATAAATTAATAAGATATGATAAAAAACATTTACTTAATAGTAAAAATACTATCAAGACATATGTTTCCAAATATCAATACCCTACCATATTTATCTCAATATTTTAATTTTCTTGAAAAAGAAATTAAGCACAATGGAATTATCCACTGTGTTAAGATATTGAAACAAGTCCGATTACATATCACTAGATACATATGTGGAAATCCACTATATACTAATGATTTGTTTATTGGACTTGATAAAGATGGTTGACCTAAGAGATTATTTAAATTAAAAGAACTTGTTAATAATTCCATAGAAAGTAGAAAGTTTTTACTAACTATAGTTTTATTACCAAGAACTCTTAAATTAAATAATAAAGAGAAAAGTAAGTTAAAACCGGATTACGATTCAATAACAAAACCAAGTGGTAAAAATATAAAAATTATACCAACTGGTTTTATCAAAGAGTTCGTAAAACTAAATAAGTTAAAGCTTAGTGAAAATAAATTTGATAAATCATCAATTTATTTATCAACTAAAGCTGGACCAAGTGGTCTAGCAACTTTAACTAGTTTAAAAAGTATAGTTAATTTGTCCAACCAAGAAATATCTTGATTAGGAAATTTAACTGATGCTAACGGTTTAAAATACTTAAAGGATATGCAAGAAAAAGCATGATCATCAATAAAATTAAGAATCTTACAGAAAGATTTTTCTGTTGGAAGACTTTCTTTTATTTATGACCCTGAATGTAAATTAAGAATAGTTGCTATAGTAGATTACTTTAGCCAATTATTCCTAAAGCCTATCCATAATAAAATTCTTAAGAAATTAAGAAATTTTAAACAAGATAGGACATTTACACAAGATCCTTTTAATAATTGGGATTATAATAATAATCACAATTTTTATTCTCTTGATCTCTCC